GGCTGTTCATCTATAATGGATGCTAAGGGCTATCATGAAGTCCAGAAGGCTCGCTGGGAGGCTATGAACGCCTCTGCCGTAGCTTACAACTCAAAAATAGAAACCAAACTTGTAGATGTAGATCCCACCACTGGAATTATTACAGTCTACAACCAGAACCAGCATGAACCAATAGTAATAAGGGATGCTCCTAACGCCTTCGTGCAAGGGGCTGATGTGGTCCTTAATTCAGCGGTAGCAAAGATCGTGGGTGGTGGTTGGGCAGCAGGGTATGCTCTTGGCAAGGTCCAGGGTAATAACTACACAGCCAGTGGTAAGGGGTCTATTACCAAAGATTCAGGTAATAGTGTAAATGTGGAGACTCGTAGTGCTGATGGATCTATTACGGATGAAACCCATACAGGATCAGACTACACAACATCCTCTACTGACAGCAATGATAGTAGTTCTATTATTGACGATCATGCTGATAATCGAAACAACTATGATAATGCTACAGCTACCCCAATAATCGTTGAACAACCAAAATACAATGATCCAATAATTGTAGGGGGTAAAATTGAAGATTGAGATACTGTCCTATGATTGTACCGAAAGATTAGGTAACAGGTTATGGGTGCTATCTCAACCCTTTATATTTTCTGTAGACGATAAGGTATTTACAGTTCCAAGGGGATTTGTAATAGACGGTGCTTCAGTTCCTCGGTTACTGTACCCTATATGCAGTCCTGTAGCTGGACCGTTTGGTCAAGCAGCAATAGCACATGATTTTCTCTATAGTATTGAGGGTCCAGACATAGGTAGATTTAAAGCAGACCATGTTTTGTATACTATTGGTAGATTAAGAGGTGCGTGGTTAGCAGAAGCACAAGCTGTAAAGACCGGAGTTAACTTATTTGGATGGTTGTCTTATAAGACTGGTAGAAATAAAATAAACAAAAAATCCTGCTATGACTGGGTTCAAGCACAGTTACGGGTAGCACAATTAACTCTTGCGTAGGAGATATTTTGGCAAACTTTGAACCAATATTTGAAAAAGTAATACTGTTAGAGGGTGGCTACATTCTCCATGAAGTACCTGGGGATCGAGGCGGAATGACCTATGCGGGGATATCTCGCAACTCTTGGCCTTCTTGGATTGGTTGGAGTAAAGTAGACAGAAAAGAATTTGATTCTCAATTACGATCTCTGGTAAGTACATTCTATAAGTACAATTTTTGGGATGAAATCCAAGGCGATAAGATTAATAGTCAGATTGTAGCTTATCACATATTTGCTTTTGGGGTGAATGCAGGCTTACGCACAGCCAAGAAAATAGCACAGCAAGCTCTTGGTGTAATTGATGATGGTATCTTTGGTTTTAAGACTATGGCTGCTATTAATAAAATTGACAATGATTCATCAGAAGAGATATTTAAACTCAGATATACACTACATAAAATTTTTAGGTACAAAAATGTCGCTTACCAGGACAAAAGAAGAAAGAATGATAAAATCCAAAGTAATCTTAAATTTCTTATAGGTTGGATTAACAGAGCTGAAGCTGGATTACGTTATAAATAAAAACTAAGTTTCCGATAACAATAGTAAAGATTTATTAAGGCAGTATAGATGTAAGTATCTATACTGCCTCACTATTTATATCTACTAGAATATTTCTGTATAAAAACAAGTTTCCCTATACTCGGTCAAAAATTGATTCTTTATAGGAAAACTAATTTATGTTTCCAGAGAAAGTAAAACTTACAGAGTGGGAGAATGAACCTTCAGTTCAGGATCTCAAGAAAAATATTGATGATGCTTCTAATGATCAGAATCTACATCTAACAAATGTGGATCGCTGGTTAAGTAATTTGCATGTAACAGGTGTAGCCAAGCCACCCAAGGTTACAGGACAGTCTTCTGTAGCTCCTAAACTTATTCGTAAACAAGCAGAGTGGAGATACTCATCATTATCTGAACCCTTCCTAAGCTCTCCCGATATATTCAACGTAGCACCAAGAACTGCTGGTGATAGAAAGAGAGCAGAGCAAAATGCTCTGGTTCTCAACTATCAATTCAATAACCTTATAGGTCGTGTTGATTTAATTGACACTTATGTTCGTGACGCTGTTGATATTGGTACTGTAATTTTAAAGTTGGGTTGGGTCTTCGATGAGGAAACCATTGAGGTAGAAGAACCAATTTATGAGTTCATACCTTCCAACGAGGAAGAACTGGCTCAGCAGTATATGCAGCTATTACAGCTACGTGAGACAAATAGGGACCAGTATTCAGAGATAGAAAATCCTGGTTTAGATCAGGCTCTTACTATTTTTGCTGAACAACAGCAGCTAGTAATTCCAAGACAAGTAGGTACAGAGCTTGTAGAGAAAACCATAGAATTAAAGAATCAGCCCACAGTTGAAACTTGTCTAGCTGATAATATTATTATTGACCCTTCTTGTAATGGAAATCTTAAAAAAGCTGAATTTGTGGGAGAGAAGTTTAAAGCCTCTCTTTCCCAACTAAAGAAAGATGGTCGATATAAAAATCTTGGGCGTGTAAACATCGAAGCTGCTTCTCCTCTTACTTCTCCTGACCATGAAGAGGGCCCAGATAATATGTCATTTAATTTTGATGACAAGGCTCGTAAGCAATTCGTAGTCCATTCATACTGGGGAAACTGGGACATTGACAATTCAGGCATAGCTCAACCCATTTGTGCTTTCTGGGTTAATGATGTGATGATCCGTCTTGAGAAAAATCCCTTCCCGGACAAAGAACCCCCTTTCGTAAAAGCAGTCTACATGCCTGTACGGAAATCTAATTGGGGTGAACCAGATGGAGAGTTGCTTGAAGAGAACCAAAAGATTGTAGGGGCTATTACTCGTGGCATGATTGATCTTATGGGTAAATCTGCCAATAGTCAGACCTGCTTTAAACGTGGTGCTTTAGATCCCACCAATAAACTAAAATTTCAACGTGGTGACAACTACGAGATCAATAGTCCTGATGATCCAAGACAGGCTATATATACACATACTTACCCTGAAATACCCTCTTCTGCATACAATATGATCAGCCTACAGAATACTGAAGCTGAGAGTCTTACTGGAGTAAAAGCGTACCACACAGGCATTACCGGAGAAGCTATAGGAGCAAGTGTTCGTAACGGCAGGTCTGCTCTAGATGCAGCCAGTAAAAGAGAGCTTGGAATACTTCGCAGATTGGCAGCAGGTATCATAGAAGTAGGACGTAAGATCATTGCTATGAATGCTGAATTTCTCTCAGAAGAGCAAATAATTAGAGTCACCAATGAAAAGTTCATACCTGTACGCAGAGATGACTTGTCTGGCAAATTCGACTTAGAACTCAACATATCCACAGCAGAGGAAGATAATAAGAAAGCTGAAGAATTGGCTTTCATGCTCCAAACTACTGGCAACAGCATGGACCCTGGGATTACTAAAATCCTTCTTTCAGATATCGCCCGCCTACGAAAGATGCCTGCCGTAGCTAAGAAAATTGAAGAATATGAACCCCAGCCTGATCCTCTAATCCAAATGGAGAAAGAACTACAGATCAAGCTCTTACAGGCCCAAATTGCCAAGGAAGAGGGTCTTGCTATGAAGCACAGCACTGAGGCTCAGTTGAACGGAGTACAGGGTGCAGCAACAGCTACACAGGCTAAATTGAATGATGCCAAGGCTGGTACAGAAGTAGCTAAGACAAGAGCTTTGGGTAGTGATGCAGACCTCAAGGATCTAAATTTTCTTGAACAAGAGAGTGGTGTAGGACAGGCAAGAGACATAGAAAAAATAGATATAAAAGCGGCTTATGATAAAGAAAATAAACCAAGTAAAGGAGAAGTGTAATGTCAGATGTAGTTAAAGAAATTGAGATGTCCATGGAGATTACGAAAAAGAAAATTGATATTCAGGATTGTTTAAACAGACTTAGTAAAAATACTGATTTCAAGAAGTTTATCCTTGAGGGGTTCTGCAAAGATCATGCTCTTGGTTTAATAGCTAAAAAAGTATCACCCAATTTCCAGGATGATATGAATAAGAGTTATATCGAAGGACAGCTTTCTGCTGTAGGGCATTTGCAGCTCTATATGAGGTTTGTGCAGCAGGAAGGTGAAATGGCTAAAGAATCTCTGGAAGCGGCTAAAGAGGAGAGATCACGAGCGTTAGAGGAGATTTAATGATGACCGACGAGACTACAGAAGTCATTGAGGAAGAGGAAGTTAAAGCAGAACCTACTGATCAGATAGATCCATTGGAAATGTCTGATGAAGATTTTGTTAATACTACTTTCCCAGAGGAAGTGCCAGAAGTAGAAGATACTCCTGAAGAGACTGAAATAGATGAGACAGAGGAAACTTCTCTTGTAGATGGTGAAGAAGAAGTTAAGGAGGTAGAGCAAGAAGAAGAGAATACTGATGCCACCCCTGAAAAAGAAACTGTCGAAGTTAAGCAAGATACTGATATTCCTGATGTAGATTTTGCAGCAGAATATAAAAAACTCATGGCCCCATTTAAAGCAAATGGTACAGACATTCAAGCCAAGAGTGTAGACGATGCAATTCAGCTAATGAAGATGGGAGCAGGTTTCCATAAGAAAATGGCTACCCTTAAACCCAATCTTAAACAGATGAAACTGCTAGAGAAAAATGGGTTACTGGATGATGAGAAACTAAATTTTCTTATTGATATCCATAACCGAGTACCTGAAGCAATCACAAAGCTCCTAAAGGATTCTCAGTTAGATCCTATGGATATAGATGTAAAAGCAGAAAGTGACTACAAACCAACCAGCAGAAAGATATCTGATAAAGAGCTTGCTTTGGATAGTGTACTCGATGAAATTCGTGACACACCTACATTCCAGAGAACTCTCAATGTCGTATCTCAAGATTGGGATGACGTAAGTCAAGACACCATTGCCACTGAGCCGCAAATTATTTCGATAATCAATGGGCATATTGCAGATGGGACATTTGATAAGGTCATGGAGAAAGTCACCTACGAACGCAATATGGGTAGACTTACTGGCATTTCAGACTTTGAAGCATACAAGACAGCAGGTGATGCTTTAGCTGCTGCAGGAGTATTGCAAGTACCTGGTGCGTCCAAAGCTCCCGTAAGTGTTCAACCGAACAAAGCAAAAGATTCACAGAAAGAAGCCGAACGAAAAAACAAAAAACGTGCAGCAAGCCCTACGAAGGGATCAAAGGCCACTGCTACACCTTCATTTGATCCTTTGGATTTATCTGATGAAGACTTTGCCAAACTAGATCTCAATCAATATATAAAATAATAGTGAGGCAATAAAATATGGCTGATACACCCCGAATTTACGGTACTGATGATGGATCTACCTCTTCTGTAGGTACTCAGTTCAATACTCATCTTTACCTGAAGAAGGCTCTATATGACCTTCAGAAAGAGAAATATTTCTCTCAGTTGGCAGACACTGTTGGTATGCCCAAGAACATGGGTAAAACCATTAAGAGATATCTTTACCTACCCCTCCTTGATGATGCCAACGTCAATGACCAAGGTATTGATGCTGCAGGAGCTGTGATTGATAGTGGCAATCTTTACGGTTCCAGTAAAGATATTGGAACTATTCAGGGTAAACTTCCTGCTCTCTCTGAAACAGGTGGTAGGGTAAATAGAGTTGGTTTTACTAGAGTAGACCTTGAAGGTAGCCTGGAGA